GTCAAGTGCACCAATTATTGCATTAATCTTTGCAGTTAAATCTGCAATATTATTTTCAATTGCTGTAATTGCGGCATTTGTGCTGGTTAGCGATGCAGCGGAAGTATCAGTACTTGCCGCTGTCGCTGCTGGGACATTTTCAATAGTATCGTTAGCAGTAGCACTAGTGTTATCTGTAAGAACTGTAACACTAGCTAAAGCGCCTGAAACTGTTCCGTTAAAATAATCAGCTACTAATTCAAGCCCACTAAAATCCATCTGTTTAGATCGATTGTAAACCATTGTTTACNCCTTATCGNACAGAGGACTTATACCAATACAGACGAAGCTTNACAAAGCCAGTAGTAAAGGCAGTAGATGTAGTCCTAGATGCTGTAATATCTAGAGGTACATCATTCTCAGCGGAAACTACAGTACCAATCAATGCGCCACCATAGGTGCCAAGATTATCAGCAGTAGCTGTAAAGGTTTCCCCCAATGCACTCATAGATGCGGTGGGGAAAGCTGCTAGCACACCGTTAGGATCGTTTACAGTAGGTGAACTCTCACGAGAAACCATACCTACGTCAATTGCGACACCAGTAGCAGCAACTTCATCAGTAATCACCTCCACCTTCCAAAGGACCTTGCCCTTAGGGAAGACAGTACGAGTAATTACAGACTCAGTCTCGGTGAGATCAGAAAGATCAATATCAACCTCTACTACTCGGGCATGATCAAAAGTCTTATATTCACCAGCATTAGCTAGTTCGGACTCTTCTGCACCAAAGTAAAGGGTTAGACCGTCAGCGTTTGTCCAAGCCATTTTTATTCTCCTTTATTCAAAAATTACGCTACAGCCTGAGTAAGAGCAGCGGCAGGGTCAGTAATGACAGTGACGAAGTTCTCAGGACGGTAGAAGCCAAAACCATAACGTGTGGTCATGACATACTCGTCACGCTGTAGGTCTTTATTACGCTCACTCTCAACTCGTGGAGCTTGGCGAACAGCACCCTTGAAGGGGGAGGTATCACCACCAGCGGCGGAGAAGAAAATATTAGCCTTACCATTAGTAACAGTATTGCCATCGATAGTTTCAGACGCAATGGTGGGAAGGAAGGTGGATGTATAGACGTCAAAGCCATATACGTTCCTTACGAACTTCATNCCAGTTTCAATAGGCTCTTCGATAATACCATGCCACATGGGGTTATTAGAGACATTGACTAGATTGGTCTGAGTAGCAAGAGTTAGGGCCACAGAGGGGTCTACGATTGCTACAAGATTAGTCATAGGTACATGAGCCATACGAAGGGCGTATTCTGCAAGAGCAAAGTCCTGTAGGGCGATGGTATCAGAAGTACCATGNCCNACCCAACGGTGGGGTGCACCATTGATAGAGTTAAGACTGGAAGCGGTCTGACCTGCAACACCGATGTTAAGAACGTCAGTTTCCATTACAACCTGTAGAGCACGATTCATCTTAGGGACGAAGGAGCTAACAAGCTGGTTGGTATAGAAGGCATCCTGCTTCATCTTATCAGTGATGTAGGTTGCAGCGCTCTTGTATTCAGTGATTGAAAAGGTCCAATCGCCGGTAGCCATTCCGGTATAACGGACGGCCTGACCCTCTTCGAAGTCACTTACCTGAGACTGACCGATAGAGGGAATGTGGAAGGTATCACCATCAGGNAATTCAGTTAGGAAGTCCACGTACTTCATCGCTGCGGTGGACTCTTCAAAGAAGTCCTTAAGCTGACGGGACCATAGGTCTGAACGGATTAGGTGTTCATTAGTCTGGGTAGAAAAACCGGACATTTAGTTCTCCATTAAAATTAGAATTTATCACCAAGGGCAACACGGTCTTTGTACATCTGNTTNTGAACATCNGCNGAGAAGAAACGATTCTTATCTCTCTTNTTCAATTCTTTGTAATATTCATAATTACGAACCTGTCCATTAGACATTATNTTCGTATTNGATGTAGGNGGTGGNTTGACTACAGGATTNGGATTNGACTTGTTACCAAAAAGCCTGAAGGAAAACCTTAGGGCTACTAGCAGCTAGTGCTTCTGCCTGTTCAACTGTTACTCCCAATTCCTTTCGAAATCTGATCAATTTTAGATCCAAAAGAAGGGCCGTACTGCTTCTCTAGTTCTTGACGTACATAGTTTAGATTCTGCTGCTGAGAAGAAACTTTATTCTTCTCTTGTAACTGCTTTTCTAATAGTTCAAGAACCTTTTGTTCTGTTAGGGGGCTATTCTCAACATCAACCCTCTCTGTAGAACTTGGTGTGTTCTGTGGAGGCGTTCTGTTCTCTAGACGCTTTACTAGGTCATCTAGAATAACCTTTTCTTTTAGCTTATCTTCCATCTCACGCTTCTCTCGTAGAAGTCGTTCAATAAAAGCATCAGCTTCAGCCTTACCTTTTGCAAGGTCATCGACTGTTTTAAACTTCTTATCTTCACCAACTAACTCTGTTAGGTAGTTCTTGGTCGTATCTAGTGTTGATTCGGAAGTTGCGTTAAAAAGCTCACTCTGGTCGGAGTTGCTTGTATCTGTAAATAGGGTCAATCTATTATCCTTTAGGGTTAACAAAAGTTAGTATGTCTTTAAATCTTTTAAGCTGGGAACGCTGTCCATTCCTAAATGCTTGCTTGTGGGACCAAGATGGGTCGTCAAAGTCCGAAGCTTTAAATTCTGATCGTTCAATTTCGGTATCCATCTCTTGAATTAGTGAAAGAAATCGATCAAAGACCTTTTGATTTAGAGCAAGAAGAGATTTAAACTCCTCCCGCTCTTTGTCGTTTTTTAATTCGTTATACCACCGAAGTAGGGGTCTGTTCTGCTCCAAGTGGATCTCCTTCTAGGTCAAAGTCATTACCAAGACCAGTTGCTGTTTGGCTTTCCATGATTACCTGCTCTTCATGAGATTGAGCGATGCGTGTAGCGTCCGCCTGTTCAGAAAGGGCGATAAATGGAAGAACAACCTCATACGACTCAAGTTCAAACAGATGTTCAAACATCTCAGCCATTTTAATGCTGGAGAAATGAGGATTGATCTTAGGCCAGATTTGAGACATAGCAAGATTGTTTAGATTCTGTACTATCTCAGCTTGTTCAGCAAAGTGTCTAGCCGCCATTGGTTTGATTCTGCCTGTCCCTGTAATATCGGTAACAGATAGACTCTTGAATGTATTTATTTTGAATGTGTCATCAAAGACACGGATAGAGACAGGGCCACTCATCATACGCCTAGACAATTCTAGTAGAGCATTCATAAGTGGTTCAACAAAGTAGATTTCAAATTGTTTAATCTTACTTTGGAAGATACGAGAAGCTGCGTTCTCTAGTCTCTGTACTTCGTATTTTGTTTTTTCACCGGGAGATCGTATACCCATGGCTTCTTTAGGAGCACCGGCCATTTCTTCCATCATAGCTTGATAATAAGCTATTTCTTGGTCTAGTTGGAGTACTTGGTAAGGTGGAGTAATAAGCTCTACATTGCCTTCATCACCTACTAGAATTTTCTCCATAGGTCGCCATTCAAAGCTGGGGACATCTCCAGTAATCTTTAGGACTGGGTAAGCAATTAAGTCTAGTACGTCAGCTTTCAGATTCTCTAGATGGTCAATTCGGTATTGCATACCTACCAGATTATCTAGTGGACCCATAGCCCATAGGGACTCTTGTCTCTTTCGCCAACCTACATGGAAGATTGGAGGATAACCAAAGAAGGATGGATTAGGTCTCTTGTCAATTACCTTATGTCGATCAGCGACAATGATTCGATAATTACGTAGATACTCATCGTTCTCTTCATCATAGATATCACCATAGAAAGTTAATAATTCTACTGATGTACTTTCAATGTAGTCTCTCCAGTTAGAGAAACCTTCGATATCAAAAGGACCATCAGAGTAAACAATCTCACCACTAGTGTCTGAGAGGTTACGTCTGTACTGTTTTAAGTAGTTAAATAGTTCGTTATAGACATCAACAGTTATTTCAGTAGAGAGTCTTGTAAGATAGTCTTTAACTTCCCCAAGTGTGGTGATAGACCTAACGATCTTGGGGGATTGTGTGAAAGACGCAGCAGATGGGTCAAATACCATATTCATAGGATCGATACGTTCAATAGCTGAACCTACGTAACCTACCTGCGTCATCTCTTCATTGTTGTTTGTTTCATCTGCCCAAACTACTGTACCAAAGCAATTGCCGTAATCAATGTAGTCTAGGAGTAGCTTATCAAATTCTTCATTGAATCTTGGTTGTTCAATGATATAAGACATGTACTCTTCAATTGCTTCTACCTTGTCCTTCTGTGCAGCATCAGCATTATCTGGTTGCCATAGAAGCCATTTCTTCTTGGGGAAGAGGGATGATTGGTAGTTTGAAAATAAATTATCTCTAATTTGACATAGTTTTGGAATAGTAGTCTTGTTCTTCCAAGGTAGCTGAGAGTTGCTTGTAGTAGAAGTATCTGTAGCGTAAACGTATTGTCGAATCTCTCGCCACTTGTCAACATAGGGTTGTCTGGCTTGATTCCAGACTAACCACCGATCTCCAATAAGACACCCTATACTATCCTTGGAGATATAGTCTTCAAGTGTAATAGGTTTAGCCATTAGGCAATTCCTCCAAATCTAGGATGTATGAGGTTAGTGTACGCTCTGTTCATTGTTAGGTTAGACATAGCGGAAGTAGGAGCTACAGCAAAGTCAATAGCAGATGCTAGACAGTCTTTAACGTCATCATGCGGTGGGTTAGTAAGAATTAACTCTTCTTCAAGTATCTGACAGTTACCACCTCTGTAATGCCAAATGGAACGGTTCTCGTATCTGGGTTGTAGAATGGCGTTGACTCTTTCTTCTTTAGTTCCCATATGTCTAGTGGGTCTAAGCTCTTCAACAGAAAGAGCCANACCATAAGGGCGAATGTATTCATCTTTAAGCGCATTAACAATTACCTCTTGTCCACCAACAATTTCAGCTCTTAACTTTCTGAATCCCCACTTCTGATGAAGATTAAGGAGATGTTGAAANTANTCTGATATCTTNCCAGTNTTGAATCTGTCNATATCCATTACATAATAGTTNCGATCAGCATCAACACCGATAACACAAATAGCAGTATAATCTGCCTTCTTGTTGGTTGAATACGCAAAGTCAATGGCAGCAAAGACATTTAATCTCTTTCCTTTAAAGAACCATTTACCTTCTGATTGGGTTAGGAACTTTTTATCATAATATTGAAAATTAGAGATGTTGGCTGTTTCTCTATCGTTTGGGTCATTATAGTACTGAGACCTAAAGGCTACCTTATCTAGGTACTGAGCTTTCTTACGAGCAAGAATGCCGGCATCAAAGCCAAACCACTTACCATCATATCTCTGTTGTCTTGGCCATAGAAATTGTCCTGTTCCATCACCAGCATCTTCTACTTGTCGTTCAAATACTTCGTAAAGGGATTCTTCGGCAACTAGTTCTCCATCATTGTCATAGTCATCAATAACCATAGTTAGGAGATCGTTGTAGAGGTCTTTGGGGTGGTATCTAGTACCTACTACCCATTCCTTGGCATCTGATGTTTCAATTGATGAAAGCAATGAGTATTGCTGTTGGACCTTGGTTCTACCTTCTTCGGTGTAGGCATTTTCTTTTACTACTACGTCATCTAAGACTGCAATGTCACAGTGCATACCAGTAATACCAGTAGTTAAGCCTGCTGTGAAGATAGTGGGGTCTCGAATAGCCTCTGCCTTACGTAGAGGGTGGTCTACAGAGATTTCTGTTTCTGTCCACTTCTCTCTTTTGGATTCTTCTTCGTTGACCATCTCAGGCCAGTATTTACGATAGATTGGAGAGNTAAGGATATCTTTAATAAATTTTAATTGTTTGGTAGCTAGNTTANCNGTAGATGAGATNTACAATACACGNGTGGCTGGATTACGTGTGATCTCCCAAGCTACTCTGTAAGCNACCATTGCNGACTTACCATGGTCTCGTGGNAGTANGGTAAGTTGNTGGGANTTANCTTCTNCCCTGTACCACCATCTGATTAGCTCTTCGTGGATAGAACCTAGTACTCTCATCGGATGTACTAGTTTAATAAAAGAGATTAGGTCTGCTTCTGCTCGTTCTCTAATTAAGTCTTTCTGATTGACTCTTGTTACCATATCTTAAACCTGCTGAAGAACTGAACGAGTAGTCCCCCTAAAAAAGCACAGAAAGAACCGAATAAAAGTAGTGCTTTCCAATGTCCTCTTGCTTCTGAGAGTGTTGCTTTAATGTCTGATAAATCTTTCTTTATCTCTTTAAAGTCGTTCTTGATTTCTGTTTGGTCTCTCTTTAAGTATTCAATATCTGCTAGGACTTTACCTAGGTCTCGATCTGTGAACTCTGTCATTCGTAGGTTCTTCCATTAGAAAGCCCCCAGTATGTGTAAGCTCCAGTTGGATCGTACATTCTACCTGTGAGAGTAAAGTTAACTCGGTAAGCACCATTCTTTGAGTACACCCCGAATTGATTATCTGTTTCTGCGTCTGTTACTCTGAAAGAACCATCGGGTGCATATAACCCTACTGGTGTGTCTGTTGGAGAAACTATTGTGACTCTAATAGAACCATTTGGATTATAGATACCACCCATGTTATTTCCTTTAGTTAATCTTTAGACCTAAACGTTCAGCATCTTCATTTAGCGCTTCTACGTTCATTGCGTGTTCTATTGCTGCTTTCTTGATATCTTCCTTGGAAGGTCTACCTTTGGTATTCTTATCCTTCGGAACCCATCCTCGTTCAATCAGATATCTATTAGCAGCTAGAGATTCTTTAGAACCAGTCTTGGCTTCAGTCATCACTCGTTTAAGTGCTCTGGACTTCATACGTAGATCAAACTCTCTACGCCATCTGGATACGTAAGGAATGAACCACGGAGCCTCACAGAGCCTTTCCCAGTGTTCTAGGCCATCAAGGTACTTGGTAAAGAATTCGTACTCTGTAGGGTCCTCTGAGGCCATGTAAAGCTTGTAAAGAGAAGGATAGATAATATCCCCTACCTTATGATCCTCATCCTTTAGAGTATACAGCACGTTAGTCTTATCCGCGCTAGTCATTTCAAAGAAGAGTTCGCGGAGGTAGCGTGCTCCATTCACATTGCGGAACTTATTGTTCATTATTAAACCTCAATGGTGGAAGACAAAAAAAA